GGGACGGGTAACAGTAAACTTAAAAGTCCTGACAAGGGTAAACTATGAAAATGGACAGGGCCTTGGCGTCTATTGAAGATGCCATAGCCCCCTCCAGAAAGGAAAAAAGATGGTAAACCGAAATTTCACAGAGTTTCCAGAACGAAAGCTGAGAAACCAGCCAAGCCGACAGGCAAAAAAGTCGGCAAATCCAACAGCACCTGAGAAGGTCAGAAACTTTCCGGGAGTACCGGGTAAGGAACGTGACCGGAGCCTGGGTGTTAAACAAACTAATGTTTACCCACAGAAGGAGGGGTTCTAATGAGAACAGTACAATTTCAGGGCAGACATTTTGTCCCTTCGTCAGGACTTTTAAGTTTACTGTTACCCGTCCCGAGCGAAGTCGTCTTCTTTGATTTGGGACCACCAAGTTTCAAGGAAGACGTGCGGGAGGCTTTGCTCCCGCCAATCTTCAGATTAGTCATGTGACTTGGGCACCAAGAATAAAGCGCCAGTTGGTGTGACTCTGCGCCCAGCGTCCGTATAGACGCCATTTGGCAATCAAAGTATCAAAGTCTTCAACCATCGCTAATTCAACAGGAACGCGGTCCGTCCAGTAAGCCATGTCCATTCTCTGGGCGGAATCGCTCATGAACCAGTTATTGTTGTCCGTGAGGTATGTCCACTCGATAGGCTTAAGGGAGCCCTGGAGAACGTTGATGTTATTGTCAGCAGTATCAGGTTTCCCCATGCTGTTGACAATTTCCAAACCTTCCGACCATAAATTGACCGGTAGGAAAAGCTCATCAGGTTCGACAGAGAACTTGTTCGATACATCATCCCGGAAATCAACCATTTGGGTTCTTGCCGCGATAACCGCCGTGGCGGATAAGGCAGAAGTTACCAGATTGTCAAAACCTACTGATGTATCAGCATTGGGGTTGGTTGATGTGTGTGAATTTGAACACAAGGCCACCCCTTCCGAGTTGTTGTAGAACTTGGTGTCAACCGAGAAAGCATTATTAAACAATCTCGCACCATGTTTTTGACGTAACCGGACTGCCGCACGAGCCAAACCCGAAGGTTTGCCTTCAAAGGCACCTTTATACTGGTTGTCATCGAACAACTTCCTTTCAATTTGAAAGCCAGAAGCGATTTCAATCGGTGTCATGGTCGTATCAAATCCTTGCGTGACAGACTGATAACTGACCGTACCGTTGAACTCTTCAGGGTCCTGGAATGCTCCAGTTTCGGAGAATTTTACTTCATCCCGTCCGTTGGACCCCTGCATATTATAGACTGTCGGTAGCATATCAGGAAGTTGAGCGAACTGGTCATTAAAGACTTTCTGGAAACGCGGATCAAGTAAGTCCGCAAAATTACCAGATATATGTGGTACTGACATATTTCACTCCTTTAAGTTGGGCGGTTGCTAAGAGCATGGTCGCCAGCTACTAAATGAATGTAACTGTCTGATGCCCCAGCAAAATTGCCGTCTGCAAACCCGTTTATGGGTACAAGTTCGGCTGCCGATGTTGAAGTAGCCACTGAACAATCTACTTGGTCGAAAGCACTGGTCAGGGTTACAGTTGGTGACTGAAACGGAAAGAAGGGGGCGTGAAGAAAAGTATCTCCAACAGGATGATCTTTCGGGAAAGCAACTATTACGGTTGCCGCCGTAACCCCTGTCGAGGTTATCTTCCTTACGATACCAGCATTTACGCCAGCCAATCCCCAGATTACGCCTTCATCAACGTCAGTCGTGTTGTAATCGAAGCCGGTTGTAACATCCAGACCATCGGTTGTGGCTGTCGAGACAGTTTGCGCTGTTAACGCGGTCCCACTCGTAGCACCACCTGACAGTCTGGCTCTCCAAACAGCATCGGGGTTGTAAATAACGGTTACTGCTGCGGCTTGATCTGAGCCATCTGAATTCTGCGCGGCTTGGTAGGTTGCGGTGTCAATATTACACCCAACCATATTCGCTGCTGATGTCGCTGTGGCTAAAACAACCCCAGTCCCATTAGCCGCAGGAATCGTCAAGGGAACGCCTACAGTGCCAACCGTTGCAGCAATCTGAAGTTCAACGAACTTCGGAGCATTGCCACTCATTATGTGTGCTAGTTCCATGTTTTTACTCCTTCATGTATATTTTGCACATTTCGGTTTGTTTACAGCCATCGCACACACCTACCGCCCCTTGGTTTAATGGTGGACGCGATAACTTGAGATAGTTATATTTGGGGGCGTCAAATTTCGGTTGACAGCGCCAGCAAAGACATATTGCCTTCCCTAGTTCTGCCTTGTCAGTAACTCTGGTTCCCGCAGTAATCATGCGGTGCCGACCACGAAATTTAACAGCCTCGAAATTCATCAGACTTTTCCGTGGATCATGTTTGCTCTTTGAGCTACCGTCCTATTAGAGTGTTTCAGTTCTTCACCAACTTCTTTCCAAGTGTAATCCCCGTCTTTAACTTGAGGAGCATAAAAAGACTTCTCTCGCGGAGTCATCATCTTGGCAACGTCAGCAGGAATTCCGCCTTGGTCTGCTTCTTCTTCGTAACTTACCCCGCCACCTTGGAAGGTAGGAGTTTCTACCTGTTTGATGGTTTCGGCAGGGCCTAAAGTAAGTTCCAAAGCGATAAGTTCCGTTGCTTTTGTCGGAGGAGAACCATTGGCCACCAAACGGTTATATTCCGTGGTGACTTTCTGCATCTTTTCTGACCCCGGAGCCGCGAGGTCTGGATGCGCTGTTTTATATTTACGGAAGCCTAATTCCTGCCGTTCCTCAAAGTTTACTTGAGTTACAGCTTCCCGGGCGGCGACCCTGGCAGATTCAGCAGTGTCCTCTCTGAACTGTTTGTCCAGGAGGTCTTGGCCCTGCTCTTTGGTCAGCCGCCCATCATCCACTTCCTTTTGCACGCTTTCATGTGTAACTCTAGCAGGAGCTACGGTTGTTTTAGCGCTCAGTTCCTTTTGCAAACGAAGATTTTCTTCCCTTGTTTGTGTTGCTTCAGCCCTGGCTTGGGTTTCGGCAGCTTTAGAAAGATTCTTTTCGTCGTTTACTTGTTTAAAACGGTCATACGGAACTGTTTTTGGCTCCGATGCAGCCTTAGTTTCATCGGTCATCTTACTCTCCTGAGTTTGGCGATTTCTCTGTTACGCCTGGTTTAACGTCTAACTCCTTCATGTCTTCAATAATCCGCAAAGGTAAATCCCTCGCGTCTTCATAGGCATCAAGTTGAGCTTTGACGAGACTATATGAGCGTTTGGCTTCCAAGAGAGATGCGGAATCCGACACTCGCGGATCCTTGAGTTTCGCTTCAGCTTGCTCAAGGGATGTTTTCAGTTTTTCTATCTTTGTTTGCAATAGACCCCTGAAAGTGTCCCAACTGGTATCTTCGGTAAGCCTTTCAAGCTTTGTTGATACCAAAAGGGACGGAATATTCTGTAATTTCTGTGCAGCAGCTTTTTTTTCTGACCTGATTTGTACAATCTCATGTAGTTCCTTGACCGTTGGCACCCTGTACACTCCTGTCTATCGGTTGGTTTTCCTGTAAATTGGGCTCATTCAGGTTAGGGGCCTCAGCGGGTTGTCCCTGCTCCTGCGGTTGCTGTCGGGCCGCTGCTTCCACTAATTGAAGCGTTTGCTGTTCTTCAACTACCAAATCCCTTACTCTGGTCATATAACCATTAAAGAGTTTGGCGTGAGCATCATCAAGCTGCCCGAATAATTCATTACTGTTGGCAAATTCTATCAGTTTGTTCATGTGTTCCTGTGCGCCTTCGATAGGAAGCACGTCAGGCAGTTGTCCCGCCATAATGGTTGAAATTGCCTCTTCAGCAAACTTCCTAGGCTTTCTCGCGCCCCTGGAGGGCTCCTGGAGGTATTGGTCGGGGTCTTGGCCCTGTGCTTTACCCAAATCACGGTAAAGTCGATAAATCGTGTCTGGTGTCGTCAAACCCAGTTGAATGGCTACCGGCTGGATATAAAGCGCTGCCAAAGCTCCTAAAGACTGCTGTAAGGCGAGTTTTGAGGTATTAAACACATTCGCCTTGAAAGTAAACTGGAATTGTCCTGCTATATCTTCCGGTCCCCCTATGGTTTCGTAAGGGTCGTCACTTTTCGACTTAGGACGCATAATCATAATGCGTTTAGCTTTCGTGAGATAAACCGTGTTCAAATCGTGCATCTGTGAATAAATCTCAGTCACGCAGATAAAGAACCTTCTTAAAATGCGTTCAGGCCTGGCTTCGCCCTTGTTCTGCAAAAGAGCAATCCCGGTAGCTGTTCTCAGGGCACTCGAAGCACCCGGAGGGACCATGCCAAACTGAATATCACCCGCCATGGTGAGCTTTTCCTCATCATTTGTTAGTGCCCTCATTATATTTAAATTGTTAATCGCAGCACTATTGGGTATTTGAGGAAAGAACACATCATTCTTAGGGTCAGCCAACGGGTATCCATCCCCCGGGCCCAGTGAGATAACTTCCGGTCTTGTCCCGCCTGAAGGACGATAGAAAAACCAAGGACTGTTGGCAATCGTTCCTGCATCTATGGCTTGATCCAAGAGCATCTTTTTGACATCATGGAAGGGTTCAACCATTTCCAGCAGACTGATCCCCTGACGTCTTCCTTCTACAGGAATAAAAGTACACTCGGCAAAAGGTCTTTTTGGTTTCGAGAACGGCCACATTTCTTCCAGAAGGGCGGCTTTTAGTAAAAGCTGTTTTTCTTTAACAACCCACCACACCACCTGTTCGTCAATACCGTCATCATTAATGTCGAAGCCATCGAAAACTATCAATAAAGTCAAGGTCTTATGGGACGAAGCTTCAGTGGTTCTGTAGGTTACGTCCTCATCGCCCGCTATCTGGTCTTTCTGTTCCTCGATTTCCTCATCCGTCCCAGAGCGGGCTTCATGGAATAAATCTTCAGGATCGCCGCCCAAATCGTAAAACCCAGACTTAATCCCTGCCGCTAACTGGTTGATGGTGACAAATTGTTTCAATATAACGTGCGGAGCACCTCTCGGGTTAGAATCTGAAGGAAAGTTCAAATTCGCCACTCTCGGGGGATGTAAGACATTCTCCCAGTTGTAAACCATCGGTCTTGGCCCATCAAAGGCAATAATCGGCGTTTTGACCACCATTTCTATTCTGTCATTTTCAAGCGTGTAAAAGGAAATCTTCCTTGTTTCATCTTCCCTTGTCGCGACCCAATCCCAACCATCCGAACTCTGCTGTAAATTAAAGTCAGGGAACTCCTGGGTTAATAAAGCCTTAAACTGTCCTCTCGGCGAACCCTTCTGCAGGGGACCGAAGGTTTTAATTCTTGTAGAATTTACTTTTTCCCTTATCCATGGCGTCATAACAGTCCCGACACCATCATCAACAAAAGCTTCAGCCAAGTCTCCGATTAGAAGTTCTCCCGGCATATCAACAAATAATTGATGGGTTAACAGTTTATCTACATTCGTGGCGTTATCCTGTCCCTTGTCATCCAAAGGATGCGCTGCAACGGGAGATTCCGAAGACATCACCGCATTATGTAAAATATCGTGCGTATGCAAAGCCTGAGACATCATGTCAGGCATTCCAACATCGGAAGCTTCATCCCAGGGGAAACTCTTGCCCCACCTTACCATTCTGTACTTGGCGTAACGCTGTAAACGGGCTTCTTTCTGGATATGACGGGCGGTTTCATCGTCATTAAAGAATCTCAGACACCTGTCTACTATTTGCAATTTACCTTCATCTGTGGCGACTGTTGGCATTCTGGAGGTTCTGTGGCGACGGATTCTGGTTTTGCCTTGAAATTCTCTCATTTTCTCTCCAGATTTCCGCCACACTCGGCACAGGTCTTGTAATTCTCGTTTTTATCAATTTTATATTCAGTCACAATAAAAGGCTCTTCAGCCCTTACTTCTTTAACCTCAAATTTGTCTTCCTCGCAGGAGGGGCACCATATCTTAATCAATATCCACCTCTTCTTCCTGCTTTTTTAAATACCGGAGCGCCGTTGATTAAAAACGTGAATGTTGGTTGATAATTCATAAAATATTTCAACATTGCGGGATAATCGTCGTTTTTATCTCTTGGTTTCTGTTTCAAATCCCGTTCAACAGACATCTTATACTCATCCCACGAATACCGCAACATTTGGCTTATCAACATCTTGCAGGACGGGTGAACCATCAGTCTTGGCTCTCTTGTTGCCTCATCGGGCTTTAGAAACTCGTTAACTTTAGACCTGCCAACAGAAGAATCATCTGCCAGTTCATAAATCAACCCGACTTCCCTGAATTCTTCCCTCCAGGTTTTCCGTCGCTCCTTTGCTGAAGAAGGCGATTGCCCCATGTTCGGATCAATCAGTCTTAATTTAACGTTTAACCTTAAATCTTCTTCCTGTTCGTGCATGACATCCCGGATGGTGGAGGGCGTGTCATCACATTGCCCCTCGGCGATAATAAAATAGTCATCCGAGGGCATAACAACAACATAGGACCACATATGAGGTTTTCTCGGGTGTGGGTCGAGTATCTGAACCACCGGCCACGCAGGGTTAATCTCCATATCCTTAACGTGGTTGAAGACAACAACATCTGTCGAATCTGTTATCGGGCACTTACCTTCTTCATCAAGATAAACCGCCCTTCCGGCCTTGAAACTCCAAACCGAGTCAGTATTCGTGAACAAGGGGTGTATTCTGTTTGAAAACCTTATCGACTGGCCCTCAATCCTGACCGAAATAGTAGCGGCATCCCATTTTGACATCTGGGACCTTATCGCTTTTTGGTCTAACGTGAAGTTTTCAGTCGTTTTTAGCTCAAAACATTCTACCGTATCGTCGGTCTTGGCCTTGTCGTATATTTCGTCATAAATCCAGTCTACCGGTATAGCGGGGTCATCAGGCCACGTCATCGCTAACACTATTTTACCATCAACGCGCATTACTCTTGCTTGGTTCTCAACAAATATCGCCCTTTTAGGGGGCTCATCAAGAATAACATAATGGAAATCACCCGAAGCAAAGTCAGACGGGTCGTTATCGTGCGACATAAACTGAATCGTACTGTTGCCCAAGACCTCTTTATGATTATCAGGGTTTCTGCACAATATCGTTAAAGTGCGGAGTTTGTTGGAATAACTTTTCTCCCAACTCCCGTCTATCAAACAATCTCTCGGCACCCAGCCCCAGTGGCCTCTCTCGCCTCCCGGCATGTCAATGCCTGTCCACTTAAAATACATCAGTTTCGGTAAAATAATAGGCTCTAATACGTTTGTCAGGGATTCAACAACTATCCTGCAATTAATCGGTCCTCTGAATTCGTCTTTCAGATGGATTAGCGATTCAGGATAGACACCGGTAGCCAAAGTAATCATATCAACGATGGCGCTTTCCGTTTTACTCGAACCATTCCCGCCAAACAACCCTATCAGCTTTGCCTTGCTGTTGTGAAAGTCCATGGAGCGTTCAGAAACAGGCTTATACCAAAGTAACTGTCTTAGTTTCCTGTCTTCCTTGGTGAGAGTGATAATTTCACCAGCCAAGGCCCTTAACTGGTCGTCTTTCAAACGCGCCAGATGAGGCAATTCCATGTTTTCTAGGTCAATCATCGCATTTTTGACTGCGGAGAGCCGATGTTTTTAGCTTTTTTGTACCTGGTAACGTGTTCTGGCCTGTGGTCAACGTGAGCGTCCACAGCTTCAAAATCACCCTCGAACACCGGAGAAGTAACAGCCATACCCCTTCTGTTCAGTTCTTTGTAAACCTGGTTTGCCATTTCTCCCAAGTTTCTTGATTCTTCTATCGAAATAATTGCCGTAGGCTCACCACGCAGTAATTGACGTTTTTCCATCAATATCCCGAAATTGATACTCACTTGCTGAAGTGTGGCCTTTTCGTACTTCTCTTTCGTCATATGATCAAGCGCGAGAGAGAGCTTATCTTCAATTCTTGCTGTTAATTGTTTTCCGTTTATCTGTCTCAGTTCTTCTATTTCATCCTGGTGGTGGGTCATTAGTTCCATGTGGAGCCTTTTCACCGTCTCAGGGTGTAATCCATGCTTTTTGCCTAAAGCAGTGTGAGACTCCTTGTTAGAGGGGTCTAAAAGCCTGTCCATAATTATGGCGACACGCTCTGCTTTGCTTGGGTCTTTTTCAACATGTTGGTAGCTCCTGTCTCTCATTAGGCCACCTGAATATAAAACGAGCCAAGAGAATGATTGACACCAACATCTGTCGTGTCTACGGTAACATCAGCAGTAGATGAATTGTAAATTTTGAACGCTAGTCTTGAATCCGTTCCTATATCTGTGCTACCCCCAGCCGTTGGCGAAAAAGACCAGCCGGTAAGGTTCACCGCTGTCAACCCCCCCACAGAAACAAGCGGTTCCGTCCCGCCGCTCGAACTTATGACTTGAGCCGACGGATCGTCATTTGTAATTTCGATAGCAGAACTTGCAGAAATTATTGTGTTTGCGTGAACGTTACCCCTAAACACTGCAATAATCTTACGATTAGAGGCACCGCCGTTCATCCCTGTTATCGAAGAGCTTGCATCACTACCGTCCGCAATCTTAACAGATGTCCTCATTCTTATGGTAACCGTGTTATCCCCGACCCCGATCTCTTCCCAGTCTTCAGGAAGAACATCTGTTGGTACACTCCCCACCTGCCGCGCCCTATCAAACAAAACCATCACATCGCCAGAGTTGGTGGTCGATGGAACTGTAATTGTTTCAGCAGAAGATGTCGCAAAGGCAACATGGGAGAGTGAAGTAACCGCTGGAGCGGCACCAAACCTGAAAGGATTAACCACATTGCTCATAAGGTTCTGTACCCTATCAAAGTAACTTTCAAACCGGCCCCGGCAACAGTTGACCCTATTTGGTCGATATCTATTGTCATTTGAGCGTCATCAGCCAAAGCCGTGTCTGAAATAACCACAGCCGTTGCCGCCGTTGTGGAAGTCTTTTCTGTAGAATCAATGGTTAGTTTTGTCGAAAGTATTGTTGACCCGGTCTCGTTAATATCAACAGTCAAAGTGGCGTCAGTGGGGGCAGTTGTCACATTGGAGCGCACATCAGTCAAAGTAAAAGCATAGGGCATCCTAAATGTGATTTTGGCTGTCCCTGTCGTTAGCGCGGTAGTTTCGTCACTAACGGCATAAGAAAGGCTTTCAATAACCTGACCTTTTGTGATTTGACCGGCATTATCAACCGTGAATTTACTTGAACTTCCAACCTGCAAATCTATTAAATTCTTTACGCCAGAGCCAGTTGCGGTTTCGGTAACATCAAGTAAAATCCCGTTATAGCCCGCTGTGTCTGCCTGATTGATATGAGGGGTAATAGCAAGAAAGCTCTGGACCGCATCTGCGTCAGTCAACTCGCCCGCCGCTGCCCCAGAGAGCAATATCGCGTTACCGGCAACAATATCAGTGTCGAGAATAATATCTAAAAGTTCAGAGAAGGTAATGCCAAAGCCGTTGGCATCCAAATCTGCGCCTAATTGAGGAGTAACGTCCTCAACTATATTCGATATTCCACCGCCAGATGGTGTTCTTTCAAAATCTTTAGCCATTAAAGCTCCTATACTGCGGGTATGAAGTAACCCATAATCGTAACGAAAATATTGTCATCGCTGGTTTTGCCGTTTATAAATTTGCCTTCATTTACAAGAATGTTAGTTGGCAAAAGAGTAACCGCCTCGCCTCTGATTAAGGCCTCCTCATGAAGAACCTTATCAACGGTAGTGGTAGCGGCTGAACTTGCCTCATAAAATATTACGGTTGCATCTACGGTGTTGCTTACCTGCCTGTCTGCTTTGGCCCTGATCCCGGTAATAACGAATTGCTTACCGGCCAATGGTTTATAAAAATTATAAGCCGTGTCATCTTCTGCTAATTCAATAAACTCAGTTTCATCGTAAGCGATAGAGCTGACAACCAATTGACCGGCTTTGGTAACTCTTGCCGCTGTAATCGTTGTTTTTGGATGGTCGTGGCCTTCAATTTTTACCGGCAGTGTCATTCAAAATAGCCAATAATCTGCAAGTAAACAAGTCCGCCAGCATTAACATCACACTCAATCGCAACAGCATCATTCTGTCCAAGAATAAAAGCGTCATGGAAATCAACATGCCCGGTCTCTAAGGCCGGGATCATAATCACCTGTACTACCTGGGCTTCTGTTAGTCCGGTTACAGCGGCATCACCAAAAGCATTGGCAGAGGCGTCATTGCCAGAGTTGCGATTGAGATTGTATCCTGTAATTGGTGTTCCTGCCGCAGTGCCCGTTACCGTAGAAATCTTCAATGTCATGGCAACGCCCGGAGATACCGTTGTTTCCTTGATAATAAGGTTTTTCGATGTGCTTGTGTTTTGCACATACATTGTGTACTCCCCGACAGCAGCGGCGGCGTCAAAAGAATTCCAGATATAAGCCTGTCCATCATCTCTTGAGATATAGAAAATTCTTTCGTCTGATCTGGATGAGACATTTAACCTGCCGTCTGATCCGTGGACAATTTGGATTGATCCTGTTACGTCGTTGGGGTATTGAATTTGTGTCATGTTATTCCGTCCTCTTGTTCGTTTGGTGGGTCGGTTTCGTTGGTCATAAGAGCCAAATAGTTATTAAGTCTCCTCAGTTCATTTAATAAATTTTCCCGGTCTGATCTTTCGCCATCCGCAACGGCCACTTGATCTCTAATTGTGGGGCCCAGTCTGTTCAAGCTCATCGGTAGCTCCAAACTCTGTATTTTGCCCCTGGGCCTGACAAAAATACGGTCATCGTCTGAAACGGCAAACTAACTGTTTCAGTCGGCTTTAGAGTGCCAAAAGTACCACTTTGTTTAAACTTGAACAATAATGCAATATTCTCTGAATCATTGGTAATATCCACCTTCTTTGAGCGCTGGGCGAAAGTAATGGTTTTGTTCGGACCCAATTCTCCTTCAAAGGATTCAAAGTTGGCGAAGCTACCGCCGCCGCCACGAATAAATGTTATCATAGGTTATCCCTATTTTTTTCCGTTCCTTCTTTATCGAAGGTTTTGTTTCTCTTGTTGTGTCCACCTGTCTCTTTTGGCCTGCATTAGCCGCTCCAAAGCCTCCAGAAGCTCAATTATCCTATCGCCCTGCTTCTTGGTTAAAGGATCGGGGTGGCTCATCCCACCGCCCGCTCTGGGTATCTCTAAGGGGCCTTCGTTATCCATGCTCATTTTAACTTTCTTCTGTTGCTCTCATGGCCGAAGGCCCCATCAGAGAGGAGGAGGTGCGGTAAAAGGAGGGGACCAAATAAACCGCACCATAAACTATTGAATTCTTGCCAATAATCGTTGTTTCAATACTTCCAGGGCCCCAACAGACCCGTAAATGTCATCTTTGACAGAACCAGCTAAACCGGTCCCCATTTCATAGCCCTCCAAACCTATCGTAATATAGGCTATGCCAGTAAACTTCCCAGACTTGGCAGCAGAAAGAAGCATCTCCAAATCCGCAACCAACTCAGAGTCCCTGATTAGTTTGGTGGTGGCAATCTTTAGAACCGTGCCCATTACTTTCTCCGCTTTCTTGGTTTCCGTCTGGCCATCCGAGCTTTAGGGCGAACTCTGCCAGCAAGCTTCCTCCGTCTTTCTTTCGGGGTATGTTTTGGCATTAGCTTCTCCTGGTTGTATTTCCAGCGATATCATAAATTCTATCCCAGCGGTGGGCCCCGGGCACTTCTTGGCTTAAAACCGCCAATCTCATTTTCCTCTTCTAAACACCACGGGTTGTAAAAACCCCTTTTTTTGGGCTAATCTTATCTTTTCTACCCAATATTCGTCGGGAATATCAACATTCTCATCTTCCAAACAAGGAAGAGAACCCTTTGTTTTCATAATTTTTTCAGCCTTTTAGATGAGTGGTGAGGGAGTAGGTACCATCAGGCCCCGACCCCCGACCCCAGTGCCGCCCATTGCCCCTGTGACCCGGGCCCTACCCTCCGTGCAGCCTCGTGTTCGCCCTACTGGGCAGGTTGTGGGGTGGTGTGGCTAGTGTCCTTGCTGACAATAGAGGGGCGTAGCTGGCCTCTTCATCCATCACAGCGATGATAGTGGGGATCTGAGCATTAAACCACTCGC